ATATTGTTGGTTGTATGCCACGATGGGAAAAAGAAATTACTGATGATTTAATATGGCCAACATGGCATCGACTTCTTAAAAAATATACACCGTTTATACAATACGATAAAGAAAAAGTATTACACACATTAAAGAAAAGAATTAGAGAGTATGCATAAACCTAAAATTAGTTGCATTTACTTGGACATGGATGGAGTTATTGCTGATTTCAGTAAAAGATATAAAGAACTATATCACATGGAACCAAGAGAAGCAGAGAAACACAAACAATTTGATAAGTTTTTTACCAAGTTCATTTATGATGGTGAATTTGCAACACTTGATTTGATGCCTGGTGCAGAAAAAGGTTTGGAATTTTTACGCAAACACCTTACAATACCAACTCAAATTTTATCCTCTACTGCAAGTGAGGCAAGATATGATGCAATTTCAAAACAAAAAATGATTTGGTTACAAACTCACGGCATTACTTTCACACCAAACTTTGTTCCTGGAAAGAAACATAAGTGGAAGTTTGCTAAACCTGACACCATTATTATTGATGATACCGAAAGTGTTATCAATGATTGGCGTAAAGCGGGTGGTATTGGAATCCTACACAAGGATTGGGATACAACCTTGGCAATCTTGCATATGTATGTTTGACAAAGCCTAAATACTATTATATAATGTCTAATGTGGATAAGTCGTTTACACACCGTTAATACTCCGTTTATAAGAAAGAAGGTAACACAATGAGTTCATTTGCAAATCTAAAACGCCAATCTGGCAACCTCGACAAATTAGCAAAAGCAGTTGAGGCACTCTCCACATCATCAGAAGGTTCCGATAAACCAGATAATTTCTGGAAATGCGAAGTCGATAAAGCAGGTAATGGCATGGCCACTATTCGCTTCTTGCCTGAAGCACCAATCGATGGTGATGATGCTTTGCCTTGGGTTAAAATTCATTCACATGGATTCCAAGGACCTGGTGGTTGGTTAATTGATAACTGTTTGACCACCAAAAATCAGGACTGTCCTGTATGCCAACATAATTCTGTTTTATGGAATTCTGGCATCGAAGCGAACAAAGACATTGTTCGTAAACAAAAGCGTAAACTGAATTACATCGCCAACATTTATGTTGTTTCTGATCCGAAACATCCTGAAAATGAAGGTAAGGTATTTTTGTTCCGTTTTGGTAAGAAAATCTTTGATAAGATTACTGAAGCTATGAACCCTCAGTTTGAAGATGAAACACCAATCAATCCATTTGATTTATGGAAAGGTGCTAACTTTAAGTTGAAGATTCGTAAAGTGGATGGTTATCAGAACTATGATAAGTCTGAATTTGAATCCTCATCTCCTTTATCTGAAGATGAAGCGAAGATGGAGAAAATTTGGAATTCTCAGTTCTCTCTGAAAGAGTTGTTGAATGACCCTAAAGAATGGAAGTCTTACGACCAATTGAAGGCTCGTTTAGATAAAGTTCTAGGTCTAAATGGTGATGCACCTAAGACAACCGTAGAGCAAGTGAAAGCGAAGAACTTTGATGCACCTAAACCTGCAGCCGAAGATTCTCCTTTCAAAGATGATACATCTGACGAAGAAGATTTAGCATACTTTGCTAAATTGGCAGAAGAAGATTAAACCTTAACCCCTTGGTTTAGACCCACCGAAAGGTGGGTTTTTTATTGGTTAAACTATTCTGGTGCTATACATAATCATTCGTTGGAAAGTTTCTTCCATATTACGAACTGATGGCATAGCCCCTCTCAATACACCAACTTCATTCTTTTGATTAACATTCAGGTTATTAATGTCTTGAGCAACTTTGGTAGATTCAGCAGCCACAGGAAGTTTCATCTCTGCATTTTCAGCAACTTTTTCATTTAACTGAGCAGTAGCAGGTTTCATTTCAACCGCAGAAACTTTTGGTCCTTGTTCCAATTCTTTTGCTTTTGGTGGTGGATTATTGGTAGGTTCTGCCTTAGGTGCTTCTTTTGGAGTTTCTACTTTTTGTGGAACTGCAACACCTTGAAGAACACCTTGAGGATTATTTTTTAACCATTCTGTTAGATATTTTTTATCATATCCAGTTTCATCTTGTAATTCTTTATCGGTAAAACCAGCATCCAACATTTCTTTAATTTCAGGTGCACGATATGTTTTTAATGCTTTGCGTTTATTGATGGCACCAGCTTCACCAGAAGTTTTCGCTTCACCTCTTGCCACCATTTCAGATGGAACATTTACATACTGTTCTGGATGTTGTAATTTATCATAATCTCTAATTGCAGGTAAAACCCAACCAACAAAGGCACCCAAAGCAACAGCACCACCAATGCTCAATAAAAGAGGAGAACCTAAACCAAGTGTTGCAACACTACGCAATAATCCAATAAGACTTTTGATGTTGAAAAGTTCTTTTAGAAAGTCTTTCATTTCTAAAATCCAACCCATAACATCTTCAATCGTCTTTTTAATCAATTCAATAATGCCACCAAACATACCATTACCTTCTTTTGGTGCTTCTTTGATAATTGTTGCAGTTGGTGTTCCTACTGAACCTAAAGCTTTGAGTAATTCTTTATGGCGTCTTTCTTTTGATGCTTCAATACCTTCTTCTTTATTCTTTGCTTGTTCTTTTTCCAAAACATCAGCACGATGAGTTTCACTCATTAAATTATAAATCTTCATCAACAAATCTAATGATTGATTATCTGATTCTAAATTGCTTATTTTACTGGCAGTATCTTTTTTGTCTTTAACACCAGTGAAGTATGACATATCTTCTTTACTTCTACCGGTCATTTTACCAACTAAAGCTGCACCTAGTTTTGAACCACCAGTCATAAACTTGGCGATGTTCATTGGATCCAACTTCTCTTTGATACCTGTCATTTTTGCTTTGGTACCTTCTGAGATAGATTTACCAATAGCAGAACCAACGCCTTGGCCTTCCACTAATCGACCAGCGATTCTATCTGATAGAGATTTTCCTCTAATCTCTTTTGCTTGTTGGTATCCCATTGTTGCCATTTATTATCCTCTGCGTTTTCTTAAAGGTGCAGGTCTATCATCTTCCGTTGGTTGTGTATCGGTTGATGTTGATTTATTTAATTGATTCACATTAGTGGTATTTACACTAACGGGAGCCGGTGTATCTTTTGGTGGAGTTTTTAAATCTTTATTCTCTTTAGAAGAAGAATCAACTCTATCACCTGTTTTTGTTTCTGGTGGAACATTGGATGCTTTTGGTGCTTCTGTAACAGTTTCAAACAATGCAGCTTCTCTATGGCGTCTTTCATCCAACACTTTATTGTATTTACCGCCAGCAGTTTTAATACCTTTTTCACGGATGATATTGGCTGCTGTTTTTGTATCACCAGAATCAATCGCAGATTTTAATCCAGCATTAACTAGATTTTGTGTGCTACCCACATTATATGCATATGAAACTAATGCAGTCTTTTGATTATCGTTTAATTTATTCCAAGAAGCACCCAATGGGTCAGCAGCTTTCTTTTCATATTTTGGTAAATCAACTTCAAACAGTTTCTTTGCCTGTTCTTTAGTTACTACCGTATCAATACCTCTTTCACCTTTTAAAGGAACTTGTTCGTTGCCTGCTTGTATAAAACCTTGTGAATATTCTTGCGGTGTAATTTGATGACCATAACCAATAGAAACTTTTTCTCTTTGGTCTGGTGGATCCCAATAACCTTTAGTTGAAACACCTTCTTCTTTTGCAATTACATCAGAAGCTTTACCTACTAAAACACCACCAACAACAGCGGCTCCAATTCCAGCACCAGTTGGTGTAAATAATTTACCTAAAATACTTAAACCAGTTTTTTTCTCTGCCGTCTTTTTGGTTTTTGTTTTTGTTATTTCAGCAGTTTTAGGTTTTTTTGCAAAACGACCTTTTTCATCACGATAAGGTTTTTCTTTTTTCTTTTTGTCAGATTTTGCTTTTGGTGCAGTATATTTTTTACCAGTTAAAGCTTCAATAATTTCTTTGTTACGCCTATCTTCTTCTAATTCACGACCTTCTTGTTTATTTTCTTCTTCTTCTTTAAATAATTTTTTATCTTCTTCAGCACGAAGCATTTCACGATAGATTAAACCCAAAACATCAGCCATAGAACTATCATTTTGTTTTCCACCTAAACCAATCATTCCTAGAAAACCAGATTTCTTTGGTTTACCAGTAAAATATGCCATATCATCTTGGCTTCTACCGGTCATTCTGCCAACTAAAGCGGATGCTAATTTTGAACCACCAGTTAATTTCTTGGCAACATTCATTGGATCAAATGATTCTTTAATGCCTGTAAATGTTGCTTTTGTTCTATCGGAAAGAGCGGAACCTAAAGACGAGCCAATACCTTGACCACTTACTAAATTTTCAGTAATCAAGTTTGCTAAACCTTGTTTTCGAATATCTTTGGCTTTTTGATAATCCATTTACTACCGTTTCTGTCTTTCTCGTATCTTTTGGTTTTCTTCTTCAATATACTGGATCAACATGGAAACGTAAATATCCCTTTCCCAAGGCATCATATTCTCAAGTTCTGTAAGACTATACTTATGGTGTTGCATCAAAGAAAAGTTAGTCTTG